TTATTAGAGTCGCGCAAAGTAAAATTTAGCTCGGGCTTATCATCACCCGCTACTAAATTAATAGTCTCGTAGTACGCCATCATTTAACTCCTTCGGAGGTTTTTTCTCAGCATTTGGCATTGCAAGTAATTTAATTGTACACAAATTGGCTTTAGACGAAACCGTTATCCACCAATTTTGTGTTTGTATCTAAGTTATCTGGATTAGATAGTCCAGACATCTCAATCTGCGCACAACTTTCGCGGAAGCGCATGTAATACGTGTTGTTCTCTGCTTTCATGTCGCCGGTAATAGCAGCGTGTGCTTTATACGCAGCGTAGTTAAGCAGAGCTTCAGTGTAAACTTGCGGCAATAAAAGCTTAGATCTAACCGAAGTAGCTAGCTTAGGAGATGCAGCGTAAGTAAGAATTACCGTTTTGCGCCCATCTTTGTCTGTGCCCTTAATTCGTGCGTACTTAGGATCAGTAAATAAGACCGTATAGTTAATATCTAGATTAGTAATAGGGTCTAACGTTATTTTAGAGTTGTTAATTGGTATCTCTTCGCCATCTTCGAACGTGCAACTGATTGCATGTAAGAAGTCATCCGGGATATCAAACTCTTCACCATCTACTGCGTACTCAAGCAACATAGTCTTTTGCAGAATATTGAACTTCTTGTGTAGCTCAATGTTCGCTAGATTAAGGTAAGTGCGCAGTTTATTCTGGTTAACGATCTGATCAGCTGATGGGGAAACCGCTGCGTTAGGGTCAAGGTCGCCTACGTCTTTCACTGCCAAAGACTGGATCTCACCGTTTACAAGAAATTCGATGTAATCAGATACATACATGTAGTTTGCCCCAAAAGCTATTATATACAGCTTATTGCTGAGTCTAGATTTATCTTAATTGCAAGTCAAACAAAATACGAATGTTCTTCGGGAGCATCATATTCGTCATCATCATCCCACATTCTACTAAATGCACCCCTAGGTTGGTTGGCTGTTTCATCAACAGACACTTCACTAGGGCGCCAAGCATTGAGCTCAGCAAGCATTGTAACCGTATCTATACAATCATCATGCTTAGACTTGAATCCCTTCACAGTGGCTAGTGTGAGCTCTTGCAACATCTCTCGGAGCTCTGCGCTGTCGCGCAGCTCCTCGGGGAACCAAATCTTACCAGACTTAAATAGCGGCACGGCGTTCTGCTGGAAGCGCGACATTTTGTCTTTAGTAGGACGGATACCGATACTATTGCCTGTTTTGCCCTTAGACAGGGTGAAATAGATGTTTCGGGTCATCATTTCGCTCTGAATCCAGCTAATAAAGCCGCCCTGCTGCCCAGTAACCTCGATACCGACTTCTTGGACCGCGTATTCCTGCGCCAGCCTAAATAGATTGTCGATAGTCTCGTTCATCAGAGCTTTCTTACAGAAGCCGTCTACCCAGAGCCAATCGCCGTTGTTGTTATAAGCCCACACGTTAATAACGCTAAAGTCAGCTGATTCTCTAGCTGAAGTAGCGAAGTCAGTAGTAATGTAGAAATTAAACGCCGATCTGTTGTGCTTAACTCTACTGTGTTTATACCAAGTTAAATCTGAGTCTAGAATTAGGCGCTCGTCCTCCGACATGATGCGGAGCATCAATTCTTGGTTAAATGAGTCTACTTTTCCGGCTGCTTTCGATTTCTCGTACTGATTATTGACGTAATCGAAGTCAAATCGGTCCTCCCAGCTGCCGTGGAAGTTCTCTTTGCTAACTGGGAACTCTTCGCAAACTGGGTATACGTTGACGTACCACGCCCCAGACTCCACCGCTTTGTAGAGCGGGTCTTTAGCGTTGAAGGGTGTACCTGACCAGATGACTTTACGCTTGCTTGGGTGCAGTGCGTAATCAATAGCTGAATACACCGTATTCTCAACTGATTCGATAATAGTAGGAGATCTAGCATCGTCATCGCTAATAAGGTCGTCGAGTACTGCTAATTGTGGACGGGTATTTAACTCAACAGTACCACGGACGCCTGTTTTAGCACCGTGACCTGAAACAACGAACTCTTTGCCGTTCTTATTCTTAAAATACCACCTAATATCGGTAAATTTAGCTGTTTCTAGGTATTGTTGGAGAAATGCGCTGTTTTCGTAGCGTCGCTCAAGACGGAGACGCATTTTCTTAACACCATTCTCGATCGAGTCGGAAACATACAATGCATAGTTAACATCACCAAACCCGGGGATATCTCCGTACACTGCTAAGTACAAAAACAGGTATTCACCAAAAATAGTAGTCTTAGCTAGACCACGGTGACACATGTTAACCGTATTCTGCTTTTTACCGACTATCTGGTCGAGCATCTTGTAATGCACAACCGGTGTTTTGTTTTCTTCGCCCCTATCTCCGTTAACTAGCTTAATAAAGCTAACAAACTCAAGAGCAAACTCACTAGGTACGTAATTAGGGTCAATTGAGTAGTCGACTTCGTTAAGCCATTCCTCAACCGATTGTTTTTTGCGTTCAGTCAAGCTCGTGGTACTCCGCATCAGTTACGTGCTCTATTTTGCGTGCAATTATGTCGCTATGTGCAATATCCTGCGCATTAGCCGCACCCTTCTCAATTAACTCGCGCTGCTGCTGTGCCAGCGCGCGGGTCGTAGCCCTAAGATCCTCAATCATGTCGTTATTGTAACTAACGTCAATCTCAACCTTAGTTGCCTCCGGAGCCTTCAAGTTAACAATCAAACTCTCAGCTGCTTTCTGGCGTACAGTCTCTGACCTAGCAGTACGCATTAACTCAGCCTGAGTGTTAATTGCTTCTTGGTATAAGCCAGCATTAAGGATGTGGGTAGGGATCAGGGTCTTCTCGAAGATCTTAACGACCATCTGATTCTTAGAGTAATTGTCTGCAAAACTAGCAATATTCTTAGCAGGCGTCCCCTTATCTACCAAAGCTTGGTATCTATCAGGAAAAACCTTGCTGTAGGCTACTGTACTGCTATCGCCCATCAACTTGAGGCTGACGAACTTAATAGCATTCACATACCCAGCTAAACTGAACTTACCCTCAGTCAGTACAGAGGTGTACGTCAGAATGTTCTCCTTGAACACCCTACGCATTTCAGAATCAGGCTCAGCGTTGATCATATCAACTAGATCATCAGTGACGTATTTACCAAGCCGTTTATCTGGCAGGGTAGCCAGTAACTGCTCCCTAGTGATGTCAGGAGTGCTCTCAGCGGTCTCTTTTGTGCCATTAGCGCCATAGGCTGCAATATTCATTCTTATCTCCTAGTGCGGCTGCGCGGGGTTCAATTCAGAAGTACCCAACTCATCCCAGAGGTAGCGGGTAACCGCCTGGGTACGGTCGTCACCCTCGCATACTATATCTGGATTAACCATGTAGGCCATTCTGTGTACCTTGCGGATAACCCCAACTCGATACAGCTCCTGCATGCCTACAGCTAGATTACGTTTAGACACACCTACCTGTTTAGCCAGTTCCTCCTGAGAACCGTGATACTGATTGTTTTTACTTAGGAAGGGGATCAAGCGCACAAGGATGTGACTTGCTATTGGTTTACTGATATCGAACATAATGCCCTGTCTGTTCTTGTAAAGTCGTGTGAAGTAGCTCATGAGTGCATCATACTGCACTTAAGTACCTAGTTACAACACTATTATGTTTGATTGAGACATTATAGTGTAGTTAACTCAACTGTAAGTGTTTGATTTATAAGGAAACAGGTGTATAGAATAAGAAGTAGTGCCGGTCGCCCCTACGCCCTGACGGGCTGGGCTCCCTCTCTATATTAAATATATAACTAAATAGCATAAAAATCCCGTAGGGAAATATTAATTCTAGGTGAAGAGGTAGTACTTAGTGTACGGCTACCGCCGTACCGAATCCTACCCCCCCCTATCACCTAGTAACTATCTTTTTACACTTGCGCTTCCAGCGCATAGGCATGTTGCCACAACTCAACCGGAGAGTTCTTATGAAACTATTTAGTTATGTGACTACTACAGTCGGAACCAT